GAAGCATTTAAATTTACAGAAAAAACACCAGACTGGTATGACTCTGTAAAAGATGGATTCATTGGACCGCACTTGATGTACGAAGTCAAGACCATGCGATTAAATTACAGAGACAACGGCTTTTGGATTAAAGAAAACCAATGGAAAAAGCTAGATGGCTGTGATCTACTGTTCTTTATTAAAGTTCCAGAAGAAGTTGAAGATGGTTTGCGTCTATATCAAATGACAAACCATAGACAAAACTACAATGTATTCACTCATAAAAATGTCAAATACAGAAATTATTGGTTTACAAAGTGTATGCCTTATGATATAATAACAGATGATAGAGTAAAAACTGTTGTCGAAGCATCTAAGTCTTTACAGACATGGAGAAAGAAATGAAAAAACAAGTAATTGCAATTGATCGCGAGTCAGTCAAAGTTCTACAAGAATGTATTGACTTGCAAATCAAGAAAGGCCAAGACTATCAAAGCGATGAGTCTGACGTTCTTCAAGCTATGCACTATCGTCGTGGTGTAGATACTATCCATGACATTATGATTGGCAAGATGATGCGTGCTACTTCTCTTATCGAGTCTGGCAATGCGCCTAATCACGAATCACTCGAAGATACTTACAAAGATCTTATTAACTATGCATCGTTTGCAGTATCCTATATGCGTGGCACTATGGACGGTCAGAAGCCTGACCGCGATATGTTTAATAAGAGAATCAAATGAAAATAAATGCTCTTGATATTGGTGGTGAAGTAGTTAAAGAAGATGATCGGTATGTTGTCAAGGATAACAAGACTCTCAATAATCTTGTATTGAGTAGTACAGATCTTCGACCTACAAAATCTACAAGTGGCCACGCACATGAAGGACAGGAAGAAGTTTACCACTTTATCAAAGGCTCTGGCAAAATGGAGCTTATCGACAATAGTGGCAAACACCACAACCGGTACGTGTCTGCAGGTGACATTGTCCTGATTCCAGATGGATGGTTTCACCGCGTGCACGCTGGTCCGCACGGTGCTTATTTTGTTTGTGTATTTGATGGTAGGAGGACACATTGAGAGTTGGTCTAACAGCATCTACTTTTGATCTATTGCACGCTGGCCATATTGCTATGCTGCGCGAAGCTAAAACACAGTGCGGTCATTTGATCGCAGCTTTGCAGGTAGATCCTACTTTGGATAGGAAGAATAAGAATGCTCCAATCCAAAGTATCGTTGAACGTCAAGCACAATTGGCTGCAGTAAAATATGTCGATGAAGTCATTATTTATTGTACAGAAGCCGATTTACTTGATATAATAAACATGTATGATATTGATGTTCGTATCCTCGGAGAAGAATATCGATTGAAAGATTTCACAGGTAAAGACGAATGCCGCAATCGTGGCATAGAGCTTTACTTCAACAAACGAGATCATAGATTCTCGTCATCAGATCTAAGGGAGCGCGTCTGTGCTAAAAGTAAATGACATTCGTAAACACTTTATTGAGGAACTTAAAAATGAAAACTTTTCCCGAGATAAGTCTGGAGTCAAGACTATTGAGCTTATCGGTGCTTCATTCCACGCCAACGAAGAAGCGATCTTCGGTACACCTAATGATGAATATATTGCTGATGAGCTTGATTGGTATCGTAGTATGTCTACTAATATCAACGATATTGGAGATAGAGACGAGCCTCCAGCAGCTTGGAAATACAGTGCAAATGAACACGGAGAAATTAACAGTAATTACGGAACGTTAATTTATTCTGATAAATACTATAGACAATACGATATGGTGCTTGACGAGCTACTAACCAATATGGATAGTCGTCGTGCCACGATGGTTTATAATCGACCATCCATTTGGGCTGAGTATAATGAGAATAATAAAAACGATTTTATCTGCACTAATGCTGTTACTTATTATCTTCGCGATGGCGCAATCCACGCTGTGGTCCAAATGCGCTCAAACGATGTCGTGTTCGGATACAAGAATGACTATGCTTGGCAGCTCTTTGTTCTAGAGCAATTGGTTGCTGATTATAATCGATGCTATCTGGATACAGCTTGGGATGCAGACTATCGTAAAGAAATGACGGTTGGTAATATTACATGGCAAGTACAAAACTTGCACGTCTATGAAAGGCACTTTAATCTTGTCAAATAAATTAAACATTCAGATAGTTAATGACAAGTCTAAGTGGGATAAAAGATATTTAGCTCTGGCCAAAGAAATTTCGACTTGGTCTAAAGATCCTTCAAGCAAGATTGGTGCTGTAGCGATTGGATCTAAAGGAGAAGTTCTAGCTCAGGGCTATAACGGGTTTCCTCGAGGTATTAAAGATCTACAAGATAGATACGACGATAAAGACAGGAAATATGAGCTGGTAGTTCATGCTGAAATGAACGTGATTTACAACGCGACATATAATGGTGTATGTCTTAATGGAGCCACATTATACGTATACGGATTACCAGTATGTTCAGATTGCGCTAAAGGCGTGATTCAGGTTGGCATAAAAAAAGTTGTCATGCTAAAACAAGATGTCCCACCTAAGTGGGAAAAGTCATGGCAAAAAACTAAGGAGATGTTCAATGAAGCAGGTATTAAATGGGACTTTTGTTCCGAATCGTGAAGGTCATTACGATTACATGCTAAGAAGAATGCGAGAAGAAGATGCTAAAGAAGGCATCGATCATCGAACCCCTGAACAGAAAATTGCAGAACTTACAGAACGAATTAAACAATTAGAAATAGATATGGCTCATGTCATTGCACAAAAATAAAATATTAGTATTAGGTCACAGCCCTTCCTCGAAAGAATACTGCCCGAGGAAGGGCAATCCTTCTATCAATCGTCTCAATCGCTGGTTAGATGACTGTGGTGTTAAGATATACAGCTTTAGTAATGCGTGTGCACACCGTGCGACTTCTATTAAAATGTCTGATATTAGTGAAACATATATAAAAGAAATAACAGAGTCTTATAATATTATACTAACATTAGGCAACGATGTGAAACATATATTAACAAAAATGAGGATCGAGCACTACCCTCTCCCTCACCCATCACCGCTTAATCGTAAGTTTAACGATAAAAAGTTTGAAATCAGTGTGATTAATGGTTTACAATCTTATTTAAATGTGGTAAAATAGTACATAATAAAAGAGGATCTTTATTATGAAAAAAGTTGTGATAGCCTTAGTACTAATATCAACGCCAGCAATTGCTGAAGTGTCTTGTGATTACTCGAATAATGTTGAAACAAACTGGACACACCACATTCAAAAGACCGAAAATATTAAACGTAATGTATTTACGTATATTGAAGACACTCGTAAGTGTATGGTAACAGCTGATGTTAAAATCAATGGTGTCATATATCCTGCGAGTGGTGATTACGTTTTTGGTCCTGATATGGCTGAAAACGATGCTTGCGATCAAGCTCTGATCAAAGCAAAGAAAGAAACAATGAGTATTGTTTCAAGCGAAACTCTATCCTCAAAAACTAAAAGGCAATGTGTACAGAAAAAACCAGTAGTTCAAGCTGCTGCTGCTCCTGTTGTTACTGCACCAGTAAAAACATCTGGCTATACAACAGATCCTTTCTTTACGAGAACAGAAAGTCCAGCTACAGGCTTGAAGATAGAGTTTCAAACAAACCTTAATAGCATCTTTGGAGCTTTTCTTCAATGATGAAATATATACTCGGAGCATTAACAGTAATTGCATTAAGTGGATGTACGTCTGTAGAACTTGGTGCTCAAATGTATAAGGCCTGTATTGTGAAGTCACAAGATGGGTGTCCAACAGATCGAATAAGTGAATGGATAAAGGAAGTATAGTATGAGTAAATTAATTTTAGTTCCAGCAACAGCGTTGATTCTTGGCGCATGTTCTAATACACCACCGCCTGAGACTATCATGTCGAAGCAAATGTTTGAGTATAAGTCTGAACAAGTCAAAACTCAAATTGATCATATGCCTAAATGGTATACAGACATTCCTAAAAAAGATGATGCAGTATACGCAGTAGGAACATCTGAAACACCAGACTTGCAGTTAGCAGTTGATATCGCTGTGCTCTCAGCTAAGACAACTCTAGCAGATCGTGTTGATAGCCGGCTACGTTCTCAGATGAAACTGTTTAAGTCTAAGTTAGGTACTACAGATTTTGATAGTAGTGTACAAACAGAGTTTGAACAAGTGACTCGTAATATTATTGCTGATGCAGATGTTGCTGGTTACACAATCAAAGAATCTAAAGTAGTGCCAAATGGTACACAATATCGTGCATACGTTCTTCTTGAATATAAGAACGATGAAGCTAACCGAGTTATTAAGACTCGCCTATCAGCAAACGAAAACCTGTACTCTAAGCTAAGAGCTACTGTTGCGTTTAAAGAACTCGATAACGCAGTTGAAGCTCAGAAAGAAGCAGAAGCTGCTGAAGTCAATGAAGTTATTGAGCTGATGACAAGCACAGTTGAATAATACAAAATCATAAATAAACTATATTTACAAATAGACACTACTATGGTATAATAGTAGTGTAAGGAGCGAAATATGAAGACTATCATTTTACTCGGTCGTGGTACCGAGGGTTGCGGCGTTACACAGTGCGCAATACAAATGCAGAAAGTAACCGGAGCCACGATCCTGTCAGCTAATGACAAGAAGTGGGGAAGAGCCAAAGGTCTCGATATCGAACAGACTGAACTGTCAGTCGGTACGGAATGGGAGCAGATGGCTAAGGTGATTAATCTACATGATCTATGTATCGTGTATTCCGTACCATCTAAAGGCCATCCACAAGATTGCCAAGATAATTTTCCTAAACTTCTCGATGCTATCACAGTACGCAAAGCGTTTATCAATGTAGACCACAAGGCTGCATCGATTGCACGTAATGCTAACCTTGTTGAAGTATGTAAGAAGATGGACGTGATTATGACTCATAGTCTTGAGAATGATTTCTCACGATTTATGAAGAAGAACAAGATCATGGTACCTCTCAAGAAAATGTCTCTTGGCTTTGACTATGATGGCCACCGAGCTAAATACTGGAAACCAATCGAGGAAACATACGAAGAATACGTACGTTGGATTGGCCGCACCGCAATGTGGAAAGGTCCAGCTCTCATGATTGACTACCACCAAGATGCTTTGATGGAAGCTGGATTTATTACAGTCCTTGAAGGATTAGAAGCTTCTATTCAATATCCATTGGTACTCTATCGTGATAATAAGAATGAGAATCCTACAGATCGTCGTAAGGTTGTAAATTACTTTCGGCCTGAAAAACAGCACGGCGAAACAGAAAAGTTTAGAGAAGATATGTATGGCACAGAAGAAGCTGGCCAAGGTGCATATCTTTATCCACAGTACACAAACCATGACTGTATGCAACGTTTAGCTAAGTCAGGTTTTGGTGCAGACTTGTATCACCTTAAAGCAGAAACCTATGGAAATAATATTGAGAACTGTCATGCAGAAATTATTGCATGTGGTTCTATTCCTATTTTCCATAAACACTTCTGTGATAATGTCATACATAAAGTACAGGACAAACCGGTGAGCCTATGTAAAGACACTGGTACGATTGGTCTCGACTACACTAATTTTCAACAGTGTCGAGATCTTATGATCAATTTAAGATCTTCACCATCGATGAGAGATGAATGGCGGGAAATGGCGTTTGAATTTTGGAAGCAGCATTCTGACGGAGCAGATGTTGTCAATGAAATTATTGAACTAGCCACTACCGATGAACACCAACCACAAGGACTCGAGGAGTTTTTCTAATGAAGACGATTTTTATTACCGGCATGGCCGGCATGATTGGCTTTCACTCAGCCAAAAAGTTTCATGAACTAGGGTGGAAAGTAACAGGTCTTGATAACTTCAATGACTATTACGACGTTAGACTAAAGTATACACGTGAAGCTATACTAAATGGCTTTGGGATTGAGATAGCACACACTGATATTCAAGAGCCAGACTCGTATGAAGAATTAATTAAGAATGCAGATGTAGTATTACACCTTGCAGCATATGCTAATCCTCGTCATTCGTTTGAAGAGCCACAGCATTACATTGATACTAATATCACTGGTACTCAAAGAATCCTAGAAGTTGCTGAGCAGTATGACACACCAGTAGTCTATGCTTCAAGCTCATGTGTTATGCATGGCCAGCCACTTCCATGGAATGAGCATGATCGACCTGCTCACCAGAACAATGCTTATGGCTGGTCAAAGCGATCGAATGAATGTCAGTTTATGCATTCAAAACTTACAAGATCCACCGGTCTTCGTTTCTTTACTGTCTATGGTCCGTACGGCCGGCCGGAC